CGAGCCTGGTCGCGTCGATGGAAGCAGGGTGGTTTCATCCGGCTCCTGTCTGGAGTGACATGCTCACCTTCGACGCTCGACCGTGGCGTGGCGTCGTTCATATCCTCGCTTCGGGAGACCCCTGCCAGGACAACAGCGTTGCCGGGCAGCGCGCCGGAGCAAGCGGAGAGCGGTTCCTCGCTCCCGAAGTCGTTCGGGTCGCCGCAGAGTGCCGGCCTCATCTTGTCTTCCGCGAGAACGTGCCGGGGAACGCCGATGGGCAGCTTGCCGCCATCGTCCCGGCACTGGAGCGACTGGGCTACCGCGTTGCGGCAGGAATATTCAGCTCGGCCGAGACCGGAAACACCATGCGGCGCGAGCGACTGTTCATCATGGCCTGCGCCGGACACGCAGAACCATCGGGATGGCTCGCACCTACGGCAGATGACGATCGACGCTGGAGCGCGGGGCTCACGCAAGGGGATCAGCCTTCATCACGAGGTGAGCGAGTGGATGGCGCCGGTTGCGGACGACACGGGCACGCGGACGAAGCGATACGGGCAGGGCGGGACGGCGCTGTCGATGCAGGCGGATCAGTGGATGGCGCCGAGAACCGTGCAGGGCTGCTACACGCGGGACCAGGGCGATCCAGAGCGGGAGCGGCCGACCTTAGAAGGGCAGGCGAACTCCTTCCTCCCACCGTCATTCCCGAACCCAGCGACCCTCGCTGGCGGGACGTGCTCGACCGATGGCCCGAACTCCAACCAGCACTCAGCCAAGAGGAAGCTGAATCCCATCTTCGTCGAGGCATTGATGCGATGGCCCACCGGGTTGAGCGGCTTCGAGCGACAGGAAACGGCGTGGACCCTGTGGTGGCGGCGTATGCCTTCCTTCGTCTCCGCGCTCGCCTCGCAGAAGCCGGCGCAGCAAGCGGAGCTGTTCTGATGGGTGAGGCCGCATGAACCCCGCCATCGTCTTCTACATCGCGCTTCTGACGGAACCCGAAGTGACGATTATCGACGGCGTGCTGCTGGCGCTGAGCCCGAGACCGTAAATGGGCCGGGGGGTCACAATCGCCGCGATCCAGGCCGCCGTCGCAGAAGTGTGGTGGCTGCGCGCCAGGGACATGCGCACGACATGCCGTGCGCGGTCGGTGGCGCGTCCGCGGCAGATCGCAATGTATCTGGCCCGAGAGCTGACCGGGAAGTCCTACAGCCACGTTGGCTATTACTTCGGCGGGCGGGATCACTCGACAGTCAAATGGGCGTGCTGGCAGGTAGAGCAGCGCCTGGGTGCCGATCCCGTCCTTGCCCATGAGGTCGGCAAGATCCGCGCAAGCCTCACGGGTGCCGCATGAAGGCGATCCCGACCGAGCGCCAGGAGCAGCGCGCCATTCTCCGCATGATCGGAACCTGTTTCCCGCAGGTGTTCTGCACGGCCATTCCGAACGGGGCTCACCTCGCCGGAGACAGGACGGCACGGTTCAAGCAGATGGGCGCGCTCAAGGGCGATGGGCTCAAGGTCGGTTTTTATGACCTCCTCCTGCTGTGGGCACCGGGGAAGGGCGGCAGCCTCGAGGTGAAGCGGTCCAAGGGCTTCCGTATCTCGCCCGAGCAGGTCGCCATGGCCGAGACCTATGACCGCCTGGGCTGGAACAACGCCGTCGTTCACTCGGTGGACGAGGCTTACATGCGCCTTCGTGAGTGGGGCGCGCCGTGGAACGGTGTCGATCCCCGCGTGATCCGCACGGCCGACGCCTACCACCCGGAGGCCGGCCAATGACCCAGGACAATCGCCTGCGCAATTGCGTCGCCACCTTCATCGGGCACGGCAACACCTCGCTCCGCACCATCAAGGTCGAAAGCGTCTGCCACTATCAGGGGTTCGATCCCCTGGACTTCGCAGCCGAGCATGAGCGGCAGATGAGCCGCTTGAGCCTGACCCCGGCGCCGGAGGTCAGGGACGAATGAAGACACGCGCCCCTGTCTATCGCCGGGCCGGTGTGGACCCGCTTAACGACTGCTTTGCGCGGTCTGCCGCCGTGGCGGATGCGATCGCCGGCAGCGAACGGCTCCGGACCGCCTTAGCGAACGCCATCTGTCGCCATGCCGATGAGGCCGGCGTGTCGCTGGTCGAGGCGATGAACGCGCTTCTCTACGCAGGAGAGGCCCGGTGAGCGCCCGCGCGCCTCCGTGGCGAAGTGCCGCTGTGCCGGGTTGGCTCGAAACTCTGGCGGCACAGCGACGACCCGTTGTTACCAGAAGGGGTCCGATCACAGCAACAACCCGAGTCCGAAAGGCAGAGCGGGGATCGGCGGGGGGATGGAGACCCTCGAAAGCGACTGCCGAGTTTCCAGTGACCGTCCGTCTGGAAGCGTCCGCGATGCAGCCCTCCGTGGCGAGACTGACCGGGCCGGGCTTTCCCTCGCTGCGGCGGGGGATTGTCTGTCCTTGGTCCCCGTCTTGCCAGTCCGAAGGGTTGAACCTTCAGGAGTTACCATGGTGACTGAGACCGTGCGCACGCGAGAGGTGCCGGGGGGAATGCGAGTGAACCCCGACCTCTTCGCCAAGCCGCCTTCACCCAAGCCACTGCGGGAACACCAGCTCCGCGCCATGGGCATGCTGCGCCAGGCGCTGCGCTCGGGCGTTCGCCGCGTCGTCCTCGCAATGCCCACCGGGGCCGGCAAGACACGCCTAGCTGCGGAGATCGTCAATGGCTCCCTCACCAAGGGCAACCGTGTGGCGTTCACCGTTCCTGCCATCTCCCTCGTCAACCAGACCGTCCATGCCTTCGGTTCGGAGGGGATCGACGCCATCGGGGTCATGCAGGGCAACCATATCCTCACGGACCATCGGCAGCCCGTCCAGGTCGTCTCCGTCCAGACCCTGGGCCGCCGCGCTCGCCCGGACGCGGAGGTGATCGTGGTGGACGAGTGCCACCTCCAGCACACCGCCGTTCGGTCCTGGATGGAGGACGAGCCCCGCAAGGTCTTCATCGGACTGTCTGCAACGCCCTGGGCCCGCGGCATGGCCGACCAGTGGGAGACCCTTCTGGTCCCGGTGCAGATGGACGAGCTGATCGAGCGAGGGCTGCTCTCGCCATTCCGCGTCTTCGCCCCGTCCCACCCGGACATGAGCGGCGTGAAGATCCGCAATGGCGACTATGCCGAGGACGGTGCAGCAGAAGCGATGGGCGGGCTGACGGCTGACATCGTGTCCACCTGGCTCGAGAAGGGCAGGGGGCTTCCCACACTCGTGTTCGCGGTTAACCGGGCGCATGCGTCGCAGTTGGTCGAGCAGTTCGCCGCCTCCGGTGTTCGGATGGGCTATTGCGATGCTCATGTGGACCTCGTGGAGCGGGAATATCTGTTCCGCGAGATGGCCGCCGGCAACATGGCGGGGATCGTCAATGTCGGGACACTGACCACCGGAGTCGATGCGGACGTCCGCTGCGTGGTCCTTGCTCGGCCCACCCGGAGCGAGATGCTGTTCGTCCAGATGATCGGCCGTGGCCTCCGGACGGCTCCGGGCAAGAGCCACTGTCTGATCCTCGATCATGCCGACAATCACGCTCGGCTCGGCTTCGTCACCCAGATCCGCCACGACAAGCTTCTTTCAGGCCGCGAGAAGAAGCCGGAGACCCGCAAGGAACGCGGTGAGCCGGTGCCCAAGGCGTGCGGCTCCTGCGGCCTCCTCAAGCCGCCCAAGGTCCATCGCTGCCCCGGATGCGGGTTCGAGCCGACACGCCAGGCCGGCGTCGAGGTGGAAGAGGGCGAGTTGGTGGAGATCAGCCCCGCCAAGGCGCCCAAAGCCAATGTCGTGGATAAGCAGACCTTCTGGTCGATGGCCCGCCATGTCGATCAGGCACGCGGGAAGGGCGGTCGGCTCGCCAAGGCGCTTTACAAGTCCAAGTTCGGGGTTTGGCCTCGGGGCCTCAGTGACGAACCAATGGCTCCGGACTCGGCGTTCATGGCGTATGAGCATTCGCGCCGGATTGCTTTTGCCCGGAGGCGCCGCGCATGATCCGCCAGCGCACCCACGACCTTGCCCAGGGCAAGTGGAAGGGCATTCTCCTTCACCTGGGCTTTCCCGCTGCGGCACTGACGGGGAAGAACACCGCTTGCCCGATGTGCGGCGGTAAGGACCGCTTCAGCTTCGACAATGAGAATGGCGTCGGTTCCTACATCTGCCGGGGCTGCGGCTCCGGTGGGACGGGGTGGAAGCTCCTCGAGAAGTGGAAGGGATGGACCTTTGCCGAGGCCGCCCGGGAAGTGGACCAGGTGCTTGGCGGCGATCGGCCTCTGTCGAGGGATCCGGTCAAGCGCGAGCGGACGCCCGAGGAGAAGTTGCAGGCCTGTATCCGTCTGTGGAATGAGGCAGAGCCGGTCGAGGCCGGGGGATTGGTTCACCGGTACCTCCTGGGGCGAGGCTGTCCGCTTCCGCAGAACCGTGACGCCCTGCGCTTCTCCCAGCTCTGCCCGGTCCCGAACGCTCCTGGTTTCCAACTCGCCATGCTCGCCTCGGTGAAGGGACCGGACGGCAGGGGTGTCACCCTCCACCGCACGTTCCTCACTCCGCAGGCTCAGAAGGCGCCGATGGAGAACCCACGCGCCCTGATGCCGGGCGACCTGGTGGATGGGTGCGCGGTTCGCCTCGCCCCGATCGGTCCTCGGCTTGGCATTGCAGAGGGGATCGAGACGGCACTGGCGGCCGGGGAGAGGTTCAACGTCCCCACCTGGGCGGCAATCAACACCGCCATGCTCGCCAAGTGGCGCCCGCCCGAGGAGGTGGTGGACGTCACGGTGTTCGGGGATGCGGATTGCAAGTTCGGCGGACAGGCGGCGGCTTATGCCTGCGCCCATCGCATCGCCACAACATGTCCATGGGTCGAGCGTGTGACGGTGGAGATCCCGCCGCGCCTCGGGACCGATTGGGCGGACCAGATGAGTATCGCTGCGTAAGGGGAGGGGAAGATGGCAAGACCGAAGGACAAGAACAGCCGCCGGTCACGGGCGGAACGGCGCCGGCTCCAGAAGGAGGCGGATGCAGCGGCGCGCGGTCTGGCCGCCAACGACCTGGGCCAGCCCAACATGCGGGTCCAGTCATTGCGGCGCTTGTTCGCATGGCTCCGGCCCGACGAGAGCGACACGAGCCGCAAGGACTTCGGGGGCACGATCGACCAGGACATCTGCGACGGTGTTGGCCAGCTCCATGCGCTCGGGCTGCTGGACGGGCACGGCCATGATCCCCTCGAGATGCGTGACCGGGCGAGGGAGTGGGGGCATCACTATGCCCAGCTCCTACGCTGCTGCGCGACCCGGACTAGCTCCTATGAGCGCATGGACAAGGGCGTGAAGGAGGTTCGCTATACCGCCGCCGACCGCCGGTTCGACGCCATGGACGAGTCCCTTGGAGCAATGGAGAAGGCCGCTCTCCTGTCCCTCATCGTGGACAATCTGATCGGGGACTTTGCCGGACAGCAGGTTGTGCCGTGGGCGCAGGCTCTGGTGGACGAGGCCATGCTGAAGCGGGGCAAGGTGCCCAACGCCATGCGCTTTCCCGACGAACATGATCGGAGCCTCCACCGCGCGGCGATCCGCGGCATGTGCCAGCTCGTTGACGCGACACTCCCGATGAGGCGGAACCACTTGGCGGCCTAGCGCGTTGGCCGCGGTCAGCAATCGCGGCTTGACAACCCCGCTGAGTTTTGGTATGCAGTCAATGCTCATTACTGCGCCTGGAGCGCATTGAATGCCCTGCCACCCGTTGGCGGGGCTTTTTTGTATCTGCGCCGGACCCTCGGATCATAAGCCCGAATGGCGCGGTTCCCCGGCCCCATCCGAACGCACCAAAAGGCAAGCTATGCTGCACACCGCGGTTGGCTCTGGCGTGCCGGGGAAGAAATCATGGAGGGCGCCATGCCCCAGAGCCTGTCGGACATTCTCGCAGACGCCTGGGGGGATGATGGCGGCTATCGCGTGGTGGCGCTGGCCTGTGCGGCAATCCTCACGGGGGAGGCGAAGGGCAAGGTGAAGCTTGGGGATGCGGCCCAGGACACGCTGGGGGTGGCGGCGTCCTACCTGGAGTGGCTGGATCCCTTGAGCGCCACCTTGCCCGAGCTGCCCGCCAATCTCAGCGGAAAGAAGTGACGGAGTTCGCCGCCCGGATCAGCCGGGTTCGGATGAAGTCCGGGGGTGCCGACGTCCGCGTGATCGAGGGGCTTACTCCTCTCCATGAGGACGACTGGCGCGGGGATATTCTTCGCAACGCCCGCCAGATTGTCGAGTGGAGCAATGACGTTCCGCTTGTCGGCTATGTGATGGTTGGACTGTTTGCGAACGGCAAAGTCACCACGGGGTGGCGTTACGACGAGGAAGAGTCTCCAGTTCCGATGTCGATCTTTCCTGCCTGGGTGGCGGAAGTGATCCGGCGGGACATCGTGACCCAAAGCGAGGCGGTGGACGTGTTCAACCGCTCCATGGGTTTCGACGAATGAAACGCGGCCTCGCCCTGTTCACGGGTGGGGCAGCAGTGGCGGTGGTCGCGGCGCATGTCGCTGCACTGGCTGCCAAGTTTGCGTGGGTCGGCATTCACCTGATGAGAGAGGAGGCAGGGCGATGAAGCTTGGCCTCGGTCTCCGATCGTCCCGCAGGGGCGGGTCATTCAGCCCCGCTTCCCTGTTTGCAGGTGGCGTTGGTGGGGCTTTCTACCAGCCTTCCGATCTCTCGACCCTCTATTCCGATATTGCGGGAACGACGGCGGCGGTGGTCAATGGCCCGGTCGGCAAGATGTTGGACAAGTCCGGCAACGGCAATCACCTGACTTCTCCGGTCGATGCATGCCGTCCTATTCTTCGGCAGTCCGGCGCCCTCTACTATCTTGAGTTCGACGGCACCGATGATGGCATGCGCGCCGCGTTCGCCATGACCCAGCCAATGGACCGCATCTCCTCGGTCCGGCAGATCAGTTGGACCAGCCCGGACAACATCTTCTCGGACTATGATAATGGCGTGGTCCTGGCCCTCGGGCAGGATGGCACATCGCCGGCCATTTACATGCAGTCCACATTCGGCAGCAACATCAACACCAGCGACCTTGCCGTGGGATCAGACGGCGTGATCTCCGAACGCTGGGATGGCGCCTCCTCGAGCCTCCAGATTGATCTGCTCACAGCCCTCACTGGAAGTGGTGGATCGGCCTCTGCCGGCGGGCTTCTTCTCGCCTGCCGCAACGCCGACGTCTCCAACTGCTACGCGACCGCCAATATCCGCTTCTACGGAGCGTTCCAGCGGTCCGGCACGCTCTCCGCAGCGGAGAAGCTTCAGGTTCAAAACTACATGGCCGCACTCCAGGGGCGCACCCTGTGAGGATCACCCACGGCACTGTCCTGACCGGGACCAACAATCCCAACCGCCAGGCATCGGTCAACGCGTGGAACGAGAGCCACCGGGTGCTTGGCGCCACGTCGCGGTCGGTCATGGCGGCGATGTCCACCGTGGCCTCCCAACTCTGCCAGCTCACCGAGCCGGGCCGAGAGGGCATGTTCGCGTTCAGCACGGCCGACCTGTCCGCCAAGGTTGCGGCCGATCTCCACCAGGGGATCTACGTCGCTCCCGCCTCTGCTCCCACCGGAGCCTCGGGGGCGTGGGTTCGTCAGTTCATCGGCGCCGCAGACCCGATGTGGTTCGGCCTGGTTCGGACAACGGGATCGTACAACGCCACCAACGGAACGGCGAACAGCGCGGCGATGCTGGCGATGTTCGCAACGCTTCGCCTGCACACGGTCAATAGCGGCAACGCCTCGCAGAAGCATGCCGGGCATATCATGTTTCCCGCCGGCACCTTCGACTTTGCTTCCACGATCGACCTCACGGACGGGACGTGGAAGTTCCAGGGGGCCGGCACCGGCAAGACGGCCGCGGCGAACGGGACTCGGCTTCGTTTCCCCACTGGCGTTACGGGTGTTCGGGTCCAGCGTTACGACACGACGGAAGCAACCGACACCCGGGCGATCGGCTTCGGGGCTGACAATTCTCTGATCCAGGGTTTTGACCTGGAGGGGCCTTATGGGTCTGTGGTCGCGGATAACCACGGCATCAATCTTCGGGCTGCCGCCTCGGTCATCGACTGCGCCGTGTTCGGTTTTGAGGGTGATGGCATCTTCAGCCGCTGCTCTGCCGAGGGTTTCCCGGTCGGCAACAGCAACGGCGCGGTCATCACCAACGTCACTGCCCAGGCGTGCCGCAACGGTCTCTATGTGGACAGCGCGGACGCCAATGCCTGGGTCATCACCATGTTCAACGGCTCGGGCAACCGGCAGTGGGGCGTGTGGGACAGCTCGTTCCTCGGCAACACCTATGTCGCCTGCCACACCTCTCTGAATGGCTGGCACGCCTGGTCCACGCGCACCTGTGTCAGTATGAACGGCAACCGCTACTATGTCCGCAACGGACAGGCTGCGGGCGCCTCAACCAATCCTCCGACCGGCACGACCGCATTCAATCAGTGGTGGGGCTATATCGGCCCCGGCGGGACAGGGATCGGTCTCGACGAGTGGGTTTCCGGCACCACCTATGTGGAGGGTGGGGCCTATAAGTTCGACACGGGCGCTGCCTACAACGTCCTGCTCGGATGTTACTCCGAGGGAGACCAGAACCCCTCCCAGCTAGACGACGGGGCAACGCTTGTCCTTGGCGGGCTGCACGGGGCGCAGATCCACGGCAATGGCCAGCTCTACGGCGGCGTCGTCAATGCCAACGGCAACGGCATGTTCCTGGTTCAGGACCTGTCGATCGGCCGCAATTTCACAATGTCGGGCTCGTTCCTGAACGCTCCGAATGCCGTGATCACCGGGGCCTATGTCACCGGCAACATCGTCGGCACCAACGGTTCGCGCTTTGGCCCGACGGGTGGTCCCGCTGTCGATCACGGGATGACCTTCGACACCACGAACAATACCAACACCCTGACCTTCCGGTCGTGGAGCGGTGGCGTCTCGCAGGACGACGGCTATTTTCAGAGCCAGCGAAACAACGGGCTCAACCTCAACGGCTCGGTCAGGATCGCCCTTCGCGCCGCCGGCTCCGACGTCGCCATCGTCTCCAGCACGGGCGTTACCGTCACCGGCTTCGTCAAGGTCACGGATGAGGCTTACGGGGCCGGTTGGAACGGATCGGTCGAGGTCCCGACCAAGAATGCCGTCTATGACAAGATCGAAAGCCTGGTCGTTGGGGGTGGGGGCGTCTCCTCGTTCAACACGCGCACGGGAGCGATCACACTCTCCTCGAGCGACGTCACCACGGCACTGACCTTCACGCCGGCCAACGCAAGCCACAGCCACGGCATTGCGGACATCACCAGCATCCCGACCGGGACAGTCTTCTACCGCAAGACGAGCGGGACAGGCGCGGCAGAGACCCAGACCCTCGCCACGCTCAAGACGGACCTTGGGCTTACCGGGACCAACAGTGGCGACCAGACCATCACCCTCTCGGGTGACGTGAGCGGATCGGGAACGGCCGGCATCACCGCCACACTGGCCACGGTCAATTCCGACGTCGGCAGCTTTGGCTCCGCTACAGCTATTCCGGTTGTGACGGTGGACGGCAAGGGCCGGATCACGGCGATCTCGACCTCCGCACTGGCGAGTTATCAGCCGCTGGACGCGGACCTGACCTCCATCGCGGCACTGACCACGACCACCTACGGCCGGGGGCTGCTCACCCTTGCCGATGCTGCGGCCTTCACTGCCGGCGCGAACACGTTCACTTCGTCCCTCAAGGGCCTTGCACCCGCTTCCGGCGGCGGCACGGCCAACTTCCTCCGGGCGGATGGCTCTTGGGCAGCGCCAACCGCTACAGCCGCGGCGGGTGGTGCGGACCGATCCGTCCAGTTCAACAATTCCACCGCCATTGCCGGTGCTGACCGCGTGGACATCGACGCCAGCGGCAACCTCCGGCTCGACCACAGCGGCACCAGCACCATCCCTGGAGCAGACCAGACGGCCCTCATCCCCCAGCGCATGGGGGCAGGCGGTGGCCGGCTCATGCCTCGCTGGCGGATGGAGGACGGCACTTTCTGCACGTTGCAGGCCAGTATCGCCCGCAACAGCGTCTATCACGCCCAGGCGATCGGCAACGCCACGACCTCGCTTGCTCCCATGGGTGGCGGCGCTCCAACCAACGTGGGCACAGCCACCGCACGGGCAGTCGCCACGACCAACCGGACAACTCGGGCCAGGCGGCTTGGCTACGTCAGTGTCGCCACGGCCGGGGGCACTGCGGGTATCTACAACGGCTCGGCAGCCCTGACACAGTGGACCATTGGGGATGCCGGCACTCCGGCTGCTGGTGGGTTCCTGGGCATCTTCAGGTGGGCCACAGCCGATGCGGCAACGGTCGCGGGTGCCCATATGTTCGTGGGGATGCGAGCAGCAACCGGCGCTCCGGTCGCAGCCACGAGCCCAGCCACCCTGCCGAACCTGGTTGGCGTGGCACAGGTGAACGGCTCGGCCAACCTTCAGATCGTCTACGGCGGCAGTGCTGCTCAGTCTGCCATCGACCTCGGATCCAGCTTCCCGGCGGCGTCCAGCAGCGTCACCAACGGTTCTCTCTATGAGCTGATGCTCTACGCCCGGCCGGACCAGAACAACTCCGTCGCCTATCGGGTGGAGAACATCAGCACTGGAGCAGTGGCCGAGGGTGTCCTCACGGGCACTGCTGGAACGGCGCTCCCTGCTTCAACGACCCTGCTCGGAATGGCCATGTGGCGCAGCAACAATGCGACGGCACTGGCGGTCGGGATCGATATTGTCGGCTGCTACGTCGAGAGTGACATCTGATGTTCGACGAGGCCGTGTTCGACCCTGCCTTGTTCGACACTCCAGGGGGTGGGGGATGGGACGTCGCAGTTCTTCCGCGGCCGTCCTGGGCACCCTCTGCGCTTGCCGACGGAGCATGGACGATCGCGCTTAACACCGGCTCGGGCTGGAACCGCCCGTCAGCCACGCAACCTGTCTGGACCTCCGGCACCAGCTCACTTTCAGATTGGGATTAAGCCATGCCTCTTGAGATCACCTATTGGACCGGACGCGCCAAGGACAATGAGAATGTCGCCGGCGCCGTCATCTCCTCGGAGTCACGCTCCTTGTCGGGAGTATCCGCACAGTCCGGTGCGACCCCTGCCAATGCGCAGACAGTCTCCATCTATGCGACCGAGGCTGCCCGCTTCGAATATAGCTCGGCCAACCCGACTGCCGCCGCAACCTCTGCCTACATCGGCAGTGGTGAGCGTGTCTGGCTCGAGGCGTTCCCGGCTTACAAGATCGCGGGCATCACCGCTTAACGTCCTGGCACCGCCCACCCTCACGGGAGCGGCAAACGGGGGATAGACCCATGACCTATTATTTCTGGTTGGGCCGAGAGGCCGAGGACCATGCCGCCTAAAATAGGCTCAAATAGGGGCAATGCTGGCAAGGGACGGCCCAGGGGGGCGAAGAACAAGACCACCCTTATCGCCAAGGATGCCATTGCCGCCGCGGCCGAAAGGCTCGGGGGTGTGGATCGGCTCGTCCATTGGGCGCAGGAGGACGCGCAGAACGAGCGCGTGTTCTGGGGGACCATCTATCCGAAGCTGCTCCCGCTTCAACTGAGTGGGGAAGGCGGGCAGGCCATTGGCATTGCCGTGTTCAAGGGTTTGAATGACGGTCGTTGAACTGCACTCGCCCTATGAGGGCCGGCAGCAGTTCTTCCCGCTCCACAAGAGGAAGACACGCTGGTTCGTCGGTGTCTGCCACAGGCGGGCAGGCAAGACGGTCGGCAACATCAACGAGCTGATCATGGGCGCGCTGAAGTGCGACTTGCCCAACCCGCGCTTTGCCTATGTCGCCCCGCAGTTGAACCAGGCCAAGGACATCGCCTGGACGTACTTGAAGGAATACACGGCCTTCCTCGGTCCGAAGGTCAATGAGAGCGAGTTGTGGGTCGAGCTTCCGGGGGGAAAGCGCATCCGCATCTATGGGGCGGATAATCCTGACCGCTTGCGAGGTATCTACCTCGACGGCGTGGTTCTGGATGAGTTCGGGGACATGGACCCGACCATCTGGACGCAGGTTATCCGCCCCGCTCTTTCCGATCGCAAGGGCTGGGCATGCTTCATCGGCACGCCCAAGGGCAAGAACACCTTCCACCGCATCTGGGTGGATGCAGAGGGGGATCCTGACTGGACCCGGCTGATGCTCAAGGCATCGGAGACCGGGCTGCTGGACGACAAGGAGCTGTCCGACGCCCGCCGGATGATGAGCGAGGATGAGTACGCACAGGAGTATGAATGCTCGTTCGAGGCGGCGGTCCGGGGTGCCTACTACGCCAAGGAAATGAACGATGCAGAGGCCAGCGAGCGGATCACCAGCGTCCCGTACGATCCGCGGCTTCCGGTCCATACTGCTTGGGACCTGGGAGTCGCTGATTCTACCGTCATCTGGTTCATTCAGTGTGCCGGTCGTGAAGTTAGAGTCATTGACGTTCTGAAGGGCGAGGGCGTCGGTCTCGACTGGTACGCCAAGGAGCTTCAGAAGCGCGATTATCTGTGGGGCGAGCATTACCTGCCCCACGACGTCGAGGTCCGCGAACTCGGGACCGGCAAGAGCCGCAAGGAAGTCCTCGAAGGATTGGGGATCAGGGCCACGGTCTGCCCCAACATCAAGTTGGCGGACGGCATCCAGGCTGTTCGCATGCTGCTTTCGACGTGCTGGTTCGACAAGGCCAAGTGCAAGGACGGCATCGAAGCCCTGCGCATGTATCGCCGGGAATATGACGAGAAGCGCCAGGAGTTCAGGGTCAATCCCCTGCACGACTGGACGAGCCACTACGCCGACGCCTTCCGCTACTTCGCGGTGGGGCATCAGAACCGGCTGCCCATGCAAAAGCTGGATTACAGCAGAGTCACGCGAGGGGTCGTGTGAAATACCGCACATACGACGCCTCTTGGAGCCGCACGGGCTACGCCGATGCGCCCCAATACGCAGGTCAGGCGGGCCTCACTGAGGATTACCCCGCGCATTGCCGTTGTGGGTCGCCGATGGCCGGATGTGGGGACGCTCAATGGCTGCGCATCCGCGGCTGGGCCAGCCCGGCCTGGGCTGATGCCCGCTCGGACTATGTAGCCTGGTGCCGCAACGGCCACGAGATGGTCAAGGAACCCGTATGATCGATGTAAGCCCCGAGCTGCTGGCCTTCCTCCAGCAGGAGGAGAGCCGTGCCCGCAATGAGGATTTGCTGGACCGCGCCGAGACTGCGCTGCGGAGCTACAACGGCGACTATTACGGTGACGAGGTGGACGGCTGCTCCAAGGTCGTGAGCCGGGACGTTGCCGAGGTTGTGGACCACATGAACGTGTCGGTCCTGCGCACCTTCGTCTCGGGCGATCGGGTGGTGGAGTTCGAGCCGGACGATGAGGAGCAGGTGGAGGTTGCCGATGACGCGACCGACGCGATCCATCGGCAGTTCTCCCGCAATGGCTATCGGCTGCTCCACGACTGGCTGAAAGAAGGCAACATCTCGACCATCGGCGTGGTCAAGGCGTCGGTGGAGATGCGCCGCAAGCGTGCCGAGATCATGTCGGTGGATCCCGAAGCGGACGGGGCGTTCGAGGCCGAGAGCCTTGGCGTGGACCCGGAGACCGGCATGGAGATGTTCCGCGCCGTGGTGCTTCAGGAGGCGCCGCCGGAGTTCAAGGATTATCTGGTGCCCCTGGAGGAGTTTCGCATCTCCCCTGATGCACGGGACCCTGACGAGGCGGCCTATGTCGCCCATGCCAGCGTCAAGACGCTCTCCGAGCTGGTCGAGATGGGCTTCGATCAGGACGACGTGGACAGCGTTCAGGGTGACGTTGTTCCCGATACTCTGTCGCTCGCTCGGGATGGTGGCCTGAACTACCTGGGCCATGAGCGGACCGGAGCCATGCGCCAGGTCCTGCTGCTCGAGGAATATGTCCGCTTCGACGCTGATGGTGACGGGATTGCCGAACGCCTGTGCATTCACCGGGTGGGAACGAGCATCCTTCGCCTGGAGCCGTGCGACTATCAGCCGTTCGTGGTCTATTGCCCGTTCCCCATGCCGGGACGGCTGATCGGCCACAGCCTGGCGGACAAGGTGACGGACATTCAGCGGATCAACACCGCTCTCCAGCGCCTTGCCATGGACGGCCTCTATCGGAATCTCGCTCCGCGCACCTACGTCGATGTGGCGGGTGTGACGGAGAACACCTTTGATGACCTCCTGACGGTCATTCCGGGTGGCCTGGTCCGCTTCCGGGGCGTTGCTCCGGTGCCGGAGCCCAAGAACGACGTCAGCGGATCGGCGTTCCAGGCGATCGAGTTCATGATTGGCCAGCGGGAGAGCCGGACGGGCATCACTCGCCTGAACCAGGGGCTGGACGCGGACGCTCTGAACAAGACGGCCACGGGCACGGCGCTGATGCAGGCCCAGGGTCAGCAGATCGAGGAATACATTGCCCGCAACTTCGCCGAGGCGGTGGCCCGCCTCATGCGCCTCAAGCTGCTGCTCATGAGCCGCTACGGTGGGCCGATGTCGCTCCGGGTGGACGGTGAGTTCCGCGAGATCGACCCGAGCCAGTGGCCGGAGGACATGAACGTGGTGATCCGCGTCGGCCTGGGTTCGGGCCGGAAGGAACAGCGCCTCGCCAACCGCATGACCCTGCTTCAGATCCAGCGGGAGCTTGTCCTCAACGGCTCACGGCTGATCGGAGACGAGCAAATCTACAAGTCAGTGGCTGGCGTGGTGAAGGACACCAGCCTTGGCGCCGTGTCGGACTATGTGATCGACCCCTCAACCCTGGAGGAGGAGGAGCCGCAGCCTGATCCCGAACAGATGAAGATCGAGGCCGAGGCGCAGATGCAGGCCGCCAAGCTTCAGGGCGAGCAGCAGATCCAGCAGATGAAGATCGAGGCCATGCGCGAGGAGGCGCAGCTTCGTGCCCAGCTCGCCCGCGACGAAGCGGAGGAGCAGGCCCGTCTGTCGCGTGAGAAGGCGCAGGCCGAACTGGACCTTGCCCAGGCCAAGTTCGAGGCGGAATTGCAGATGGAGGAGCGCCGGCTGTCCGTTCAGGCAGAGCGGGACCGCCGTGAAGCCGATCGCCGCGACTATGAAGCGGACGCCAAGCTTCAGCAGAACCGGCCCGGTGGGGACCTCGACAAGTGAGCAACGGCGTCTGGGTTTTCTACCCCGCATGGTCGCTCCATCAGGGCAAGTGGTCCGCCGCAGCCGAGTATCTGGAGGACGGCAAGCCGGTCCCCAGGGGCATCCATCCTGACAGCGTTCTAACCGTCAGGGGCAAGGACAGCGAAGAGGCGGCGTTGACCGCCATTCGTGAGCTGGTGGAGTCGGCATGAGCAACGAAAGCACCGCCGCCCGCGGGCAGCGTGCCGCCCTGTGCGAGGAGTTCATTGGTCCGATCCTGAAGGAGACCAGGGACGGCTATCTCGCTCGCATTGCGGAGATTGCCGCAACCGAACTGGATTCCAAGGTCCGGGCCGACAAGATCGCTGCTCTTGCCATCGCTCTGAAGGTCCTGGGCAACGTCACCAACGGGCTCAACTCTGCGATTGAGGCGGGGCGACTTGCCGAACGCAACGTGATGCAGGCCCATGAGATAGAGCGGATGAGCCCTAGCCGCCGTCACCTGTTCGGGCTGGTGCCGTCCCGTTGAGGAACTGAATTGCCCACGCATCCTCTCCACCATCGACCAGGTAGAGGTTTCCTTCTGCATCCTCCCAGCAGGGCTCGCCGTTGCAATCAACGCAGTCGGCCTCGGGCGGTGAAGGAAGGGGCATCCAGTGAGTGATCGGTTCCTCGATCGGGTCCTCATCTGGAGTGTTGTATTCGTACCAACCGAGTGGCTGGAGGTCTTCTTCGCGTTCCCACCACACGGCTTTGATCACGCCTCTGTCGGGCGAGAAGACCAGAGCGTCGGTGCTGGCCACCGCGGGTGGGGTCGATACTGATCGCCACTCAGACATAGGCGCTGAGTAGCACGAAAAACGCTACGCAACAACTTTCGCGGGCACGCCCCGCCAACCCATCCGCGGCGCATTGCCGAGGATCGCTCAGACGAGCGCCATACCAAGACCTGAAAAGGACGACCCGATGACCCAGCCTACAGAGGCAGTCGGAGGTGAGGCCCCCGTGCCCGCCGAGACCGCCGTTGACCCGTTCGACGCGCTTGCAGGCGAAATGCTTGGCGAGGACGAGCAGGAGGAGGAAGAACAGCCGGTAGAGGGAACTGAGGGTGACGAACCCGAGGTTTCCGAAGCCGAAGACGAGCCGGAGATCGAAGCGGATGACCTTCCGCCCATCGACGCTCCCATCTCGTGGGATGCCGAGGCCAAGGAGGTGTTCAAGAACCTTCCCCGTGAAGCGCAGGAGATTGTGCAGAAGCGGGAGACGGAACGGGAACGCTTCGTCCAGGCCAAGGCACAGGAAGTGGTCCGCGAAAAGCAGACCCTTCAGGCCGAGGCGTTGCAATTTGCAGAGCAGATCAAGGCGGAAGCCGTCGAACGTCTGCTCAAATATGCGCAGCAGTTCGAGGTCTCGCCGCCGGACGCACGGCTCTATGCCAGCGATCCTGCGGCCTATGCCCAGCAGCTTGAAGCCTACCAGTATTCCCAGGCCCAGCGCGAACAAGCGCAGCGGGATGCTCAGAGGCTCGAGCAGGAGCGGGCGCAACACGAGCATGCCATCCAGCAGCACGAGGCAGAGGCCTTTCGCCAGCGGTTGGAGGCAGAGCTACCCGAGTTCTTCGATGCCGCCAAAGGACCGCAGCTCAAGGAAGAGCTGACGGCCACCGCCAAGGCGCTCGGATATTCGGACGAGGCAATTCATGCCGCCAATGCCGAGGAAATCATCGCGCTCAAAGCCGTGTCGGAATGGAAAGCCCAGGCCGACAAGTATCAGAAGCTGATGGCGCGACAGATGGAACGGGTACGGGCCGGCAAGAACCCGCCGCCGATCGCCAAGCCCGGAACCCAACGGGGACCGGAGCAGAACCGCAAGGCGCGGGCAGACAACGCATGGCAGGCCGCCAAGAGTGCGAAAACCAGAAACGCACGCGAGGCGGCACTTGCCGATTGGGCAGAGTCCACGGGCCTGCTCGACTGACCACAACCCTCGAATGCCACGTCGGATGACGTCGCGTTCCCAGCGCCCCCTTGGGGGCCAGAAGGACCTTTATCATGGCTGTTCCAAGCAACACGATCCAGAACGTCAGCCGCGTTGGCGTTCGTGAAGACCTCTCCGACAAGATTGCGGAGATGTTCCCCGACGAGACCCCGTTCATTGACGGTATCGGCCGGGCTTCGGCAAGCAACACCTACACCGAGTGGCAGGTGGACGCCTTGGCGGCTGCCGACCACACCAATGCCGCCATCCAGGGTGATGACCTGTCGAACCTGCCGCGTGCCAACCCCACGCGCGTCGGTACGCACACGCAGATCATGACCAAGGTCGTGGGCGCGTCCACCACTCTCGAGTGGACGAACAAGGCTGGCCGCAAGAGCGAGATTGTCCGCGAACTGATGAAGGCGGGCCGCGAGCTTCGCACCGACATGGAGAAGCGCTGCCTTGGCAACTATGCCTCGGTTGCCGCGACTGCTGGCGTTGCGGGCCAAACGGCCGGCGCCCTGGCGTGGCTCACCTCGAACGTCTCGCGCGGCTCGGGTGGCACCAACGGCGGCTTCTCGGCCGGCATCGTTGGCGCGGCGGGCAATGGTACCCAGCGTGCCTACACGGAAGCCCTGCTGAAGACTGTTCTCCAGAGCATCTGGGTCAGCGGTGGCAATCCGAAGATGGTCATCACCAACGGCACGCAGAAGCAGGCCGAAGCGGCGTTCCAGGGCCTGGCCCTGAACCGCCGTGATACCGGTGACGCTCCTCTGACCATCGTGGCCGGTGCCGACGTCTATGTGTCGGACTTCGGCAAGATCGCCTTCGTGGCTGACCGCTTCGCTTCGTCGCGGGACGCCCTGATCGTGGATCCGGAGTATTTCGACCTCGCCGTTGGTGAGCCGATCACGCCGTTCGACCTGGCCGTGACTGGTCTGGCCAAGCGCAAGGGTCTCCGTACGGAGTTCGCCCTTCGCTGCCTCAACCAGGCTGCCAGCGGAGTCGTGGCCGACCTCTCGTAAGGCGCCACTGACTGAACAGGGGAAGGGGCTGGGAGCAATCCTGGCCCCTTTTCTCATGGAGGGACAATGCCCCGACACAAGCAGAATGCCCCCAAGGGCACGATCGACCTGCACATCCTTCGGGATGGCGTGTTCCCGTTCGAAGACGTGCGCAAGGACGAGGGCGAGACGGTCCTCAATGTCCCCGAGGAGATCGCTCACAAGCTGATCGAGGCTGGCCATGCCAAGCCCCTCTGATTGGGAACTGATCGACGATGGATCCTTCAACGGGGTCAAGAAGTACCTCCGGGCGAGCGATGAGGACGAGGGCACCGTCACCGTCCGTTATGAGGGGCATGACGTCCCTCTGATCCTCGCCGCGAACAAGCGAGCCCAGAACGAGCATTCCGGGCCGATGGGCGATGGTCTGCACCATGCCGCGACGATCCCCGCCAGCATCCTCTTGGAGTGGGTGGCGCAGGACGGCCGCAAGGCGGTCTACTGCGACCCCGATTATCTCGCCCGCAAGCTGAACGACCCGGATTGGAAGTACCTCAAGCGGCTTCCGATCCAACTTTAGGAGCAGGGCCATGGCCATCACCACTTATTCCGAGCTGGTCACGGCGCTTGGCGCATGGACCAACACGCGCTCGGACCTGACCGCACTGTGGCCAGACTTCATCGCCCTGTTCGAGGCTCGGATGAACCGGCTGATCCGGGTTCCCGAGATGGAGGCGGAAAGCACCTCGACCACGACTGAGGAGACGCTTGCCCTGCCCACCGACTTCCTCGCCATCCGGGAGGTCCGTGTGGACGGTGAGGCGGTCCCGTCGATGAACCCGCAGGCGCTTCGCCAGCTCTACCTGGAAAGCACCGCCTCCTCGCCTCTTGGATACACCATCGTTGGGACCAACTTGCTGTTTCAGCCGGCGCCGTCCTCCTCGATCGAGGTGGGGATCACCTATTTCCAGAAGATCCCGGCCCTGACCTCGACCAACACCACGAACTGGCTGTTGGACAAGTACCCGGACATCTACCTCTATGGCACGCTCTGCACGGCGCAGGCTTATCTGCGTGATGACGAGCGCCTGGCGGTGTGGAAAGGTGCATGGGACGAGGCTCTGGGTGAACTGGAGCGGGCAGGGATCAAGGCCCGGCTGCCCTCCACTCCCCTGGTCATGCGGCCTGGAGTTTACGAATAGTGCCGCCGTTCGGCCCGATGTCGCCCGACCTGCCCCAGCATGGGCATGACGGGCTGGTCCTTGCGCGCAACTGCTATGCGGGCGTGCTTGGCTATGAGCCGATCAAGGCCCCGACAGCGATCACCTCGGCACTTCCGGCAACCTGGAGGGGTGGGGGCGCATTTCAGGGCACGGGCGGCAACACGGCGCTCCTCGCAGCCGCCGCGGCAGGTCTCTACACGCTGACCTCTTCCGCCGCGACCCTGGTTCACGCTGTAGCGACTACGACGCAATGGTTCTTTGCGCAGTTCGGGGACCTTGTGATCGGCACTCACGGTGGCGCCCCGGTCAAGTTCACGCTCACGGCCGGGACCGGAGCAGCCCTTGGCGGGTCTCCACCGTCTGCCTCCATGGTGGCGGTTGCCCGCGACTTCGTGGGTCTGGCTGGTAACAGCGCCGCGACCACGACATTCTACTGGTCGGCCATCAACAATGCGGAAGGCTGGACGGTCGGCTCCAACCAGGCTGACATTCAGGTCATTCCCGATGACGGTCCTATCACAGGGATTGCCGGCGGGGACTTCTTCACGGTCTTCCAGGGCACGGCCATCTCGGTCTTTGAGTATGTCGGCTCCCCGATTGTGTTCAGCTACCGCAAGGTGGTCCGGGGCATCGGCGCCGTCTGCCAGGGGACGATTGGCCAGCATGGCCGGCAGACGTTCTTCTACTCCCGCCGCGGCTTCTACAAGTTCGTGGACGGCGAGGTCGTTCCCATCGGCCGCAACCGGGTGGATCGCACGTTCCGCACAACCTACAGCATGTCGGAAATCGAGGCCAACATCCGCTGCACCGTGGACCCGGAGCGGTCGCTGGTCATCTGGTCGATGCCTGACCGGCTGTGGATTTACAATTTCGACAATGAGCGTTGGTCCGAGGTCTACGTCCCCGGGATTGTTGGCATCTCCAACGGCGCCACGGCCTCGGTGACGCTCGAGACCATCGCCGTGACCTATCCCTCCATCGAGGACGTGCCGGGAAGCCTTGATGACCCGGTGTGGCGGGGCGGGGAGCCGATGCTGCTCATCGCCAAGACGGACAACATTCTCTATTCGTTCGGATCGTCCAGCAACCTTGAGGCGACGTTCCGCCTTCCCAAGCTGGAGCAGTATCCGGGGCGGGAGACGCACGTCTACAACACGCGGCTGGTGGGTGATCCCGTCTCCGCGACGGTGGCGATCGACTGCCAGGCCCGAATGGGTGACGTGGCGGTCAATGTCACCTCCACCGACCTCAAGGCTAACGGTGATGTGCCGATCCGGGCCTCGGGGCGCTACCTGCAACCCACCATCACCTTGGGGGCAGGGACCGTGTGGACCTCAATCCAGGGGTTCGACATGGAGACGACGCCTGGAGGCAGGCAGTGAGCTATATCCCCGTAGGCGTTGCTTCTCCTCTGGAGTTCCAACGTCTGGTGGCCGCGGCGTTGAACCCGCTGCTCCAGGGGCTGTTTCCGGTCAATTCGACCACCTCGTCCATCACCATTGCGGCCGAGACCAAGCTCCAGCTCGTGGATGCCACGTCGGGCCCGGTGACGATCACCCTTCCCACTGCCCTGGAGGCGACCAACCGCGTCCTCACGGTCAAGAAGGTGGACGCCACCGCCAATGCCGTGACGATCGACGGGAGTGGGACTGAGACCATCGACGGGGCAGCAACCCGCTCGATCACGGCGCAGTGGGACAGCATGACGATCGTGTCCAACGGCACCACCTGGTATCGCATCTAGGAGGTGCAAATCTCCTACCTGCCGGACGCGGACAGTCACCCGCTCTGGCCCGGCATCGCCGCGCTGCTTCAGCCGGCGGCCGATCTTGGCGACATTGATGTGTTCGAGCCCGGTGACGTGGCGTGGATCATGTTCGACGGGCCAACCGTGTTCGCGGCGGCGATCACCCGGCTTCTCCCAGGAGACGAAGCAGAATTGAGGCTCGCTGGCGGCACCCGCATGCAGGAGTGGGTGGGGCTGCTGGACGGGACGGTCAGTGCGTGGGCGCGCGATTGCGGCGCCTATCGGCTGATCATGCGGGGGCGGAAGGGGTGGGGGCGCTTTGCACGGCGCTTTGGGTGGACCGCTCTCGGGACTGACGATGCAGGGCGAATGATGTTCGAGAAGGAATTGTAAATGGGCGGCGGAGCGAAATCGAGTAGCAAGAGCAGGACGGGCAGCGCCCAGAAGTGGGCCAAGCCGTACGCCAAGGCGGCGGCGGGCTCCGTCCAGGGCGTGTTCAACCAGTATCAGCCGAACCTCGATGCCCTGACCGGCAAGGCCAATGAGATGGCCGGCCTCGGTATGGACAAGTTCAAGTCCGGCCTCGGCAACGTCGGCCTTGCGCGGGGTTTCAATGCTGACGTGCTTGGCGGCAAGTATCTCCAGGGCAACCCCTATCTGGACCAGATGATCGCCCGTTCCCGCGGGGACATCACGAACCAGGTTAACTCGCAATTCTCCCTGGCGGGTCGCTACGGATCGGGCGCCCACACGGATGTCCTGGCCGACAGCCTGGCGGACATGGAGTCGGGTCTGCGGTATCAGAACTATGCGACCGAGATGGACCGCATGGGTCAGGCGGCAGGCATGGCGGAAGGTGCCTCGCAGGCTGACCAGGGCGCTGCTCTGGCACCGATCGGCCTTGCTGCGGAGATTCCCTACACCGGAGCCAACAACCTCGCCAACAACCTGGGGGCGCTGTTCAACGGCGGCAAGACGACCGAGAAGAACAAGGGGCCGGGTCTCGCAAGCCAGGCCCTTGGAGCTGCTGCAAGCATCGGCTCTGCTTACATGATGTGCGACGTCCGCGCGAAAGAGGACATCAGCCTCGTGGCGGTCGAGGGCGACGGCCTTCCCGTTTACGAGTTCAGCTACAAGCCGGGCATGGGGCCGGAGGGTCGCCACCGCGGGCCGATGGCGCAGGACGTTGCCGCACTTCGCCCCTGGGCTCTCGGGCCAGAGGTCGGTGGCTTCATGACCATCATCCCGGACAAGCTGTAGATGCTCGGATTCGAGGATCCCCGCCGCGCTCCGGGGAGAATGACGAGCGGCCGGCGTACCTATCTGGGCAACCGGAAGGTGGGCGGAGTGCCCAACAGCCGCCACCTCACCGGGGACGCCTCTGACCATGTTGGCGTGAGCATGGCGGACCTTCGCCGCTACTACGGCAACGATGCCAAGATATTGAACGAGGGCGACCACCTCCACGTCGAACAGCCCGGCTATGGCAAGGTGCCCTTTTTCGGGCAGCGCGGCATCGCGGGTCTGGTCAATGGCGTGGACACGTCAGCCCCAAGGGGAGGATCGCCTGTGCTGAAGCCGCGCAAGACCATTGGCGGGATGAGCGCCCCGCAACCGGCCCCGCCTGCCCCATTGGAGGACTTGCCGCTCCAGTTTCCGGACACGCCCATCGCCATCAACCAGAACGACGATGCGCTGAAGTCGATTAAGCCGGTGAAGCTTCCCAAGGGCGGCATCTTCAACAGCGGCATGTCGCTTGCCGAGGCGCTGGTCCATGGGCTTAACGGCTGGCTTGCGGCCGGCGGCAATCCGGTAGGCCAGCATAACATGCAGATGCTTGCGGGTCATCGCCGGCTCAGGGAGGAGCAGGGGTTCGATCGGGAGCAGCGGGCTGCGGAGCTTGAAGCGCGACGGCAGGAGAAGATGCTGCCCAAGCTGGAGCAGGTCGGTAACTCCATCGTCCGGCTAGATCCTCAGAGCGGCGGTGTGGAGCCTATCTGGAGTGCGCCGGTCAGTGAGGAGCCGACCAGCCTTCAGCGAGACATCGGGTTTCTGCGCCAGTTGCAGCCCGGCCTGTCCGACGAGGACGCGGCCGAGATTGTGCGCCAGCGCCTGGTTCAGCCGCCGATGCCGCGGATCATCACCTACCAACAGGGTGACAAGACCATCACGGAACAGGTGGACGAGCAGGGCAGGCGGATACCGATCGCGTCCGCGCCTCGCTGGGCTCCGAAGCCGGCTCCAGCGGGCAAGTCGGCCCGGCTGCCAAGTGGCTTCATTCTGGACTGATTGGGGGAAGCAATGGAATATCGAGAGGGTCAAACCGCGACCAACCCCAAGACGGGACAGCGCCTCATCTACAGGAACGGTCAGTGGACCAACGCTGGCACGGTTGCAGGAGCCGCGAAGCCTACTTCGGCAGAGGTCAAGCAGCAGATCAACAACCGCAACTCCCTTGCCGATCTTGTTAGCGTCGAGCGCCAGATCAACCGGCTGGATGAGCTATACAAGAAGGACTTCAAGGGTGTGGGACCGGGTTCGCTCTTGGAGTATCTACCAACGCCTGCCCGGAAGCGTTTCGACGCAGCAGGGAACGGCATGCGCCCACTTCTCAAGCCCCTGATCCGAGAGCCCGGTGAAGGCTCGTGGACCGAAGGCGATCAGGCTCTGCTGGATAGCCTGATCCCGACCGGTTCCGCCCAAGACTCCGAGACCGAGGAGCGGATCAACAACATCCGAGCCCTGATCCGCGACAAGCGCAACAAATATGGCGGCAACGCCCCCGCAAAGGGGTGGAGCATCCGGAGGATCAAGTGAATGGCCAAGTATCGCATCACGACCCCGGACGGGCATGAATATGAGGTTGAGGGCCCCGAAAACGCGAGTGATGACCAGATCATCTCCTTCGCGCGGGACTACCTCTCCAAGGCGGCACCTGGCAAGTATGACTCGTCTCCGCACGTCGTTAATCGCCCCAAGGCAGACCTGCAATCGACGGTAGACCAAGGCGTCACGTTGGGTGCGTCGGATGAGTTGGCCGGGGCCGCAGGCGTTCTCTACAACGCCGTCAAAGCGCCATTCAGCAGCGAAACCGACTTCGACCCCCTGGGCAGCTATGCGCAATGGCGGGACCGGGAGCGTGACAAGATCGACGCGACCAGAGAGCAGCACCCTTGGCTTTCCGCTCTTACGGAGGGGGTGGGTTCGCTCGCCACCATTCCGGCAGGCGCCATCTCGCGCGTAAGCTCCCTGGGGGAGATCGTGAAGCAGGGTGGGAAGATCGGCGCCGGACTGGGTGCGGCGGGCGGCTTTAACTATGGTGAGGGCTTTGGCGGAAGCACTGTCGGGGCAGCAATCGGCTCCGGCATCGGCGGGCTTTTCGGTGCCGCGCTTCCCGTGGCGCTACAGCTCGCCCAGAAGCCATTCACGGCGGCGAGGAATTACCTGCGCCCCCAGAACGGCATCGGGCGCGAGCTTGTCGCCCGAGCCATGCAGGAGGACCGCATCCTGCCGCGTATGGCGGGTGAGCGTCTAACGAACGCAAGGAGCAACGGAACGCCTCTCGCCCTGATGGACCTTGGAGACAATCTCAGGGGCCTCACGTCTGCCTTGGCGCGGAAGCCGGGACAGTCCCGGACGCTGATCAGGGAGACGGTTCTGGACCGACAGGCCGGCCAAGGAGAGCGCATCCGTGGAGCGATCAGCCGTGACTTGGGGCCCATCGTCAATCCGGCCGAGCAGAGTGAGTCGCTGATCAGCCAGGCCCGGAGTGCGGCGCGGCCCCTCTATGAGCAGGCGTATGCAGAACCCGGAAGAACAAGTCCCGAGCTAGAGGCTCTTCTATCCACGCCAGCGGGTCGGCAGGCGATGGCAAAGGCTCGCACGATTGCGGCAAACGAGGGACGCGACCCGAACGTGTTGGGCTTCGACCTTGACGACCAAGGCGAGGTTGTTCTTCGGAACACCCCCGGGGTCCAGACGCTCGACTATGTGAAGCGAGGTCTCGACGACATCGTGGAAGGGTATCGAGACCCCGTCACTCGTCAGCTCAACCTGGACGAGTCCGGGCGAGCCATCAGCAACCTTAGGCAGAACTATGTGTCGGAGGTCGATCGGCTTTATCCCGAGAGCTACGCCAAGGCCCGCCAAGCCTATCAGGGCCCTGCGAGGGAGAGGGAGGCCCTGGACCTCGGCCGGAAGTCTCTGAATGCCTCCGCAGAGGAAATCGACCGCATGGTTGCGCGGCTTTCAGATGCCGAACGGCAGCAGTTCGCCTTGGGGCATCGGTGGGCGATGACGGAGGCCCTTGAGCGCAAGGGCGATGCAGCCGACAAGGTTCTCGGCCTGCTTGGGACCGAACGAAAGAGGCGTTCGCTCGGCATGGTCCATAGCGGGAACGCCAACCTGCCACGTTTCATGAGTACAATGGGCGATGAGGCGGCAGCGGCAGAAACCTACAGGGCGGTTAACACCGGCTCGCAAACGGCCTCCCGACTTGCAGACGACGCCTTGGTCGAGGACAGCTCGCTACTTGAGGATATTGCGAGTGAGGCGATACGAGGCGGTCAGAACGGCTGGACCGGACTTGTTGCCACGGGTCTCAACGCCCTGCGGGATGCCAACAGATTCGGGGCCGGGGCTTCCGGCAATCGCGCGCGTGAGGAGGCGGCGGCGCTCCTCTCGAACACGGACCCTGACCTCCTCCAGGAAGCCATGCGCGTCGCCCTTCGTGATCCCGCCATTCGCCGGCTCAATGCCATGACCTTCCGGAGACGAGTTCAGGGCGGAGGCCTGATGGGGGCCCGCGCGATCGGCGGCGTGTCTGGATACGTGCAGCGACCGCAGGAATAGGGTCACAGCAGGTTCCAACCGAGCTTGAGCAGGGCGCCGGCCACGACAATGCCGACCGCAATGATGCAGATCAGGGAGATAACCGCCGTCCGGTTCTCTTTCTGAATACGATCGGCCGCATTCTGGGCCGCTTCTAACCGCCGCTCTCGCTCCATTCCTAGTCCATAACCCAAGACGGGGCCCTGTGAAAGCGGGGCCCTTTTTCGTGGAGGCTCCATGCCCAGCATTTTCGATTGGTCCTCCACCGAGGCCAGCAACACCTCTGTCAGCGGATACAACGTCAACACCGGCATGAGTCCCGCAAACGTGGACAATGCCCTGCGTGCGATCATGGCGCTGTGCCGATCGACCTTCAGCTCCACTCTCCAGACCTTCCTCGCCGGCACTGCTGGCCTGGGGATTGCCAATGGCGGCACAGGAGCCACGACGGCCTCCGGTGCCCGCACAGCACTCGGGCTGGGCTCGTCCGCCACTCTTCCAGAGACCACGGCAGCGGAATACCGCGCCAACACCGCGGACAAGGTTCTCAGCACGGACCAGGTGTGGGCGGCTGCGGACTATGTGGCACTCACCGACGCGTCCACCATCGCCGTGGACATGTCAGCTGGGTTCAACTTCTCCGTCACGCTCGGGGGCAATCGCACCCTCGCCAACCCGACGAACACCAAGAACGGCCAGACCGGCGCTATCGTCATCACCCAGGACGGCACGGGCACCCGGACGCTGTCCTATGACGCCAACTGGAAGTTTGCCGGCGGCACGGACCCGGTTCTGTCCACCGCAGCCGGGTCGGTCGATATTCTGTTCTATCAGGTCATCTCCTCAACGTCGGTCTATGCCACGCTCGTCAAGGCCATCGCCTGATGCTTCCGGGCATGGCCGGGCGAGCCGGCGCCTTGGGATCGTCCAGCTCCGGAGGTTCCGGCGGTGGCGGTGGTGGAGCAGTCACGCTCTACTCCTCGACCTATTCGGACGATGAGATCGGCACGGTCGCCAATGCCAACTTCCAGCTTGCCAGCACGGGAACGGCGACTGGCGTTTCGACAGGCTCCTATCTCTCCTACGCCTGGACCAGCGGAACGGCCTCCGATTACGATGTGCTGGTCACGCTCACGTCCGGCACTTTCTCGACCGGCACCACTGGAAGCTGGCTGAACCTCGGCACCACGCGGAGCTGGTCGGTCTCTCGGGCCACCAACGGCTCCAAGACGGCGACGGCCACGTTCCAGATCCGCCATGCCGTCAGCCTGACCGTTCTGGCCACCGCCACCATCACCCTCACTGCCAGCGTGGAGCCATAACCATGAGCGGGGGGGAAATCCTGGCCCTGGCCGGCCAGTTCGGACCGATGGGCCTGTTCGTTGCGTATCTCATCTGGAGGGAGCAGCGAATGGACGCACGGCGCATGACCTATGACCAGGCCCGACTGGAGTGTGACAAGGCGCTTGCAGCCTCACTCGCCACCCTGTCCGCCGTGATCCAGGGTCGGTCATGATGTGCATTAGAACCGAGAGCGCCCAGGCCGTCTGCGATGCAGCCAACCGGCTTACCGCGGCATGCTTTGCGACACTGCTCGACGGGACACTTACCGAGCGCGCCCTGCCTCCTCTTCCGGAGGACATGCTGGCGCTGCTTTCCAAGATCGACAACGGCGGCCGGGGGGTCAATGACAGAGGAACTGAAGGCCGCGCTGGAGCGGAACGGCGGGAACAAGGCAGCTACTGCCCGCGAGCTGGGGATCCCGGTCACGACGCTGAAAAGCCGTCTCGACAGGCTGGCTGACCCGCAGTTCATCGTCACTGGACGGTCCACCCTCCGCAACCGGGATGGTGAGATCGTTGCCGAATGGGAAAAAACCTCCCTCGATCGGCAGAAGGAGGAAGAGGCCCGACAGGTGGCGTATGCCGCCATGGCCGCCAAGCTTCCCCGTGTAGTCCCGACCAAGGCGCCCAGACCCGGCAACGGTGAACTGGCGACGGTCTACACCCTCACCGACTGCCACGTTGGCGCTCTCGCCTGGCATCGTGAGGGCGGGGCGGATTGGGACCTCCAGATCGCAGAGCAAACGCTGATCGGCTGCTACCAGCAGATGATCGCCAGTTCGCCCAACGCCACGCTCGGCATCGTCAACCAGCTTGGGGACTTCCTGCACTTCGACGGGCTTTCCGCCGTCACTCCGACCTCTGGCCACCTGCTCGACAGCGACGGCCGCTTCGACAAGGTTGTGGAGGTCGCAATCCGCGTGCTGCGCCGGGTCATCACCCTTGCGCTTCAGAAACATGAGCGGGTCCACGTCGTCATGGCCGAGGGCAACCACGACCTCGCTTCATCGGTCTGGCTTCGGCAGATGATGGCCGCTCTCTATGAGGACGAGCCGAGGGTCACGGTCGAGCATTCACCCTTGCCCTATTACATGATTGAATGGGGCAAGACCCTGCTGGCTTTCCATCACGGCCACCTGAAGAAGAACGACCAGTTACCCCTGATGTTCGCCACGCAGTTTGCGGAGGCATGGGGGCGCACGACCAAGCGTTATTGCCACACCGGACACCGGCATCACCTCGAGGAAAAAGAGCATTCGGGGATGATCGTCCTCCAGCATCCCACGCTTGCGGCACGCGATGCCTATGCGGCTCGAGGCGGGTGGCACGCGCTGCGATCGGCCACGGCCGTTACCTATCATCGTATCTATGGGGAAGTTGGGCGCAGCACCGTCAGCCCGGACATGCTGCTCGCCGCATAGAACTAGGCCCTGACGTTCGGCTCGTCAGCGTCGGGGGGTAGGACGCGGGAGCTTACTGGTCAGGGCCGGTATCCAAGCAGCCGCGCCTCACTCTCATTCCGCGCGACACCGCCGGGGACGGCTTCCATCTCACCAGTAGCCCGGCGTCGTTTGAACGACGGGAATCACTCTTTGTTCCAGGGGGATACTATGGCGCGGCGCATCAATGCGGCGGGGCTTCAGCTCGTCAAGGATTTCGAAGGCTGCAAGCTGGCGGCCTATCTCTGCCCGGCAGGGGTTCCGACCATCGGGTTCGGGTCCACCGGATCTCATGTCCGCATGGGAATGCGGATCAGCCAGGGAGAGGCCGACGAGCTTCTGCTGGAGGATCTGGAGCGGTTCGAAGAGGGTGTGGAGCGCCTGGTCGGGAACGCTTCCACAAGCGACAATCAGTTCGCCGCAATGGTCAGTCTGGCGTTCAACATCGGGCTTGATGCCTTCGCTGGTTCGACCGTCCTCAAGCGCCACAAACTCGGCAACCACATCGGCGCGTCCAACGCCTTCGTCCGCTGGAACAAGGCCCGCGGGAAGGTCGTGCCTGGCTTGATCCGGCGCCGCGAAGCCGAGGCCCGCCTCTATCGTGCCGGCTGATGCCGGGTTCTGACAATCCACTTCCGGGGGGAAGCATGAAAGCCAAAGCAATCGCCGTGGCCTCGGCCGTTTATAACAAGCTGGGTGATCCGCGGTCCAAGAACGCCATGATCTTCGTCCTGCTGCTGCTGACGTCCTTCGGGATGCTGGCGCCAGAGACGGCCACAACGCTGCGTGATCTGGTTCTCAAGATGGCGCTGTAACCAACTCACTTCCGGGGGGAAGTCCAATGATTGCGAAAACCTGTCTCCTCGCATTTGCGGGGCTGCCGGTGCTTGTGTCCGCCGCGCCGCAGGCCGTGTTCACGACGCACCCATATATTCACCAGATGGTGTGCGACGAGGGGAGGGGGACCGCCTTCCAGATCAACGGCAACACCGCTCTGTCCGTCGATCACGTCAGCCGCATGACCGATTGCCGGATCAACGGCATTCCCGCTTTTGTCATCGAGAATGACCGGGTGGGAGACTTCTCAGTCATCCGGTTCCGCTTCAATCGTCCTGGTGGCCTGCGGCTATCCTGCGAGGCATTCCGCCACGGCGAGACCTATTCGGCCATCGGCTATGCTCATGGGGAAAGGCGCCAGCGGGTCCTGAACGTCGTGCATTGGAGCCCCTTGCCCAAGGTGCCGTTCCGGGGCTGGCAGACCCTTTCGTCCCCGGTGCGGTTCATCCCCGGCATGTCCGGCGGGCCGGTGTTCAGCATGCGGGGCGAGGTCGTCGGCACGGTCAACGCCTACTCGCCCATCTTCCCGCTGTCATTCAGCCGCAGCCTTTCCGACACCTCTCTTTGTGCGAGGGCGCATGTTTAACCTTCTTCCATGGCGGATGGTCGGCGGGGGCCTGGTGGCGCTCGCCTTCCTTTCCCTTCTTGCCCACGACCGCATTGTCACCCGTCAGAATGGCAAGCTGAAAGAGCAGATCGTGGCATGCAGCCAGGCCCGAGAGGGTGAACGTGCAGCCTATGTCGCAGCCCAGGAAGAGGCCGCCCGGCGTAACAAGGCCGAGGTGGAGCGGATCGAAGCGGACCAGAGGAGAGTCACCCATGAAGTCGAGAGCGACCTTACTGCTCGCCTTGAGCGCCTTCGCCGCGAGCTGCGCGCACAAGCCGCTCCAGGTTCAGCCAGCGGAGCCGGTGCTGCCCAAGCTCCAACCGCCGGGGCCGGACCTGATGAAGCGCCCAGGGTGTGTCTTGCGCCCGACGAGCTTTTGCGAGCAGCCGAAAATGAAGAACGACACGACCGGCTGATTGATTGGGTGGAGCGCCAGACCCGTTAGGCGGTCGCTGCCAGCACCCCGATCAGCACGACGAGGTAGAGGCCCCAGAAACCCGACTGGAATGCGCGATCAGCGAACATGCCACCTGATCGCAGCAGCGCCGGCCCGAGCCAAGACGGGATGCATCCACTTTGGCGCTTTGTTGGGCCCCAATCAGGGGACTTCATAAAAACATGCGCTGTGGTCGGGTCACTGCTTCGGCACACCTCCACAGACGGGACTGGGCCGGACCTTCGGGTGCCGGCCCCAACTGTTTCTGGCTTCCTGGTCTCTGCGCTTGCAAACGCCTGCGTCAAAGCTTTGCCCGCTTAAGGGCCTCGTTGATCCTGGATTGCCATCCTGGGCCGCTTGCCCTGAATTTATCCAGGACATCATTATCGAGCCGGATGGAGATGCGCTCTTTCTTCACCTGAGCGGGAGGGCGCCCGCGGCGCTTTGTTTTAGGGAAAGCGGCCAGCTCGACCTCTGATAGGTCTTCAGGGCCTTTCGCCTGCGCGAAGTCGGCAGCGGTCCATTCTGGATTGTCGCTGTCATCCAATCTGGGCTGCTCCTCAGGCTCTCCTCCAATGAGGGGAGGTGTGGCGTCTTCATACATAGCGGCGCATCTCCTTCTCATGTGCGCGGCGCAGGCTGATTGCCCGAACTCGCCCGTTCCGCACGGTGTAGGCAAGGCAATGGGCCTTACCGTCGATAAGGCCGTAGGCACGACGGCGCTGCTCAGTGAAACGATCATCGGTCAGAACGGCCAGAACTTCGAGGTCGGCTGCCCGCGCAAGAGAGATGCCATGCTTCTCAATGTTGGCAGCGTCTTTCGCGGGGTCGAACTCGATTTCCATTTAGTTTGTGTACATACATAAAGGCGCGGCTGCAAGCATTATTTGTACATACACCAAAATTACCGCTCTGTGCCCGCGTGCCTCAGCCACTTGCCCGGCGTTCCTTATCTGTTCCACTTGGCGGTGTGACCCGACTCGACCAGCACCGCCTGACCGACATGGCGCTCCTCGCGCTGGAGGAGGTCGCCGCGGCATGCCACCATGGGCCGGTGCAGCGGAGCCGGAGCCTGGCGCTCGCCTTGGCTTATCTGGCGAGCCGGCGAACGGAGTCGGCGCGTTGGCCGTTCGACCGCTTCTGGCAGGCGATCGCCAGCCCTCGCTCCCATGACCGCTGGAGCAACGTCAACGCCTCGCTCAACGCCATCTACCTGGCGGTGGGCGTGAAGCGGGACGTGGACCGGATCAGCCTCTTCGAAAGGGAGGCGCGGTCGCTCAGTGCGAAGGGCGAGCCAGTGTCGGGCACGTCCGACCGACCCGGCGGCCGGCATCATACCTGATGATATAGCGGGCGGCACCCCGCCGAAGCTGCCAGCAGCTCAGATCCGTGCCGCCGGCTGATGCCGTGGCAATGAGCCGGCCATAGCGGTCCCGCTTCACCGGCTGTAGGCGCACCGGACCTAAACGGAGCCCCGCCCGAAGGCTGGCCTTGCTCGCCGCCGCGGCTCGGTCATCACAGACGTGGTTGCCGTACTGGCCACGGCACGGCCGGGCACTGCGCCGATCGGGCGCATCGATGCCGAGCAGGCGGACTTCTCCCACCCCGCGGCAGCGAATGCCGTCCCCGTCGATTACGGCGGGCGCTTCACAGACAATCATTGCTGGCATGGCGGCTCCGTTCCTGCGCCGGGAATCAGTGATCCTCGCTCGTAACCCATTCACGGCAACATGCGAAGGAACGTAGCGCGAACATTATGTGCCACCTTTCGTGCCGCCACGTTCGGGCGCCATTCGCGTGTTTTGCGATTGTTCATTGACCCACCAGCGGCAGAAAACTAGGAAATCCGCCACTGGCTCCGTAGCTCAGCCGGATAGAGCGACGGTTTCCTAAACCGTTCCGCGTTGGCCTTCTGTTCCGCCTGTTTTTGGCAGACAACTGCGGTTTTCCAATCTTCAGACCGTTAGCCGCGTGCCGCTTTTCGTGACACCCCATGCAATGCCGCGACCCGCTGATCCGGGGTCAGATGCTCCAGATAGATCTCCGTCGTGGTCACGCTATCGTGCCCCAAGAGCATCTGAAGATCGTAGAGAGTTCCGCGCTTTGCCTTGAGATACTCGACCGCGAACAAATGCCGCAGGTCGTGGAAGCGGAACCCCTCGAATGACTGTGCCCCTTTTTGTGCCGCCTTCTCGGCCCGGCGGCGGATGTCCCCGAAGCGTGCGGACGGGTCAGACCACCGGTCATTCCCGCTGTGGCGGAACACATAAGGCGACTTGATATGCTCGGGCTGGCGGTCGATGATCTGCCTGGCCTTGCGGGTGAGGGGGATGACCCTCCGCTTGTTCCGCTTGCCGGTGATGGTGATCTGCCCGCCTGCGAGCTGTCGGTGCGTGAGGCCGAATATCTCCTCGAGGCGCATGCCAGTCTCGCGTGCCAGCTCGATCGCATCACCGAACCGAGCCGGAGCCTTGGCGATGACCGCCTTAATGTCCGCTTCCCGGGGGAGGGTGATCGGATCGCGGCGCTCCTCCATCCCCTTACGAGTCCGGAATGCCATCGTCGGGTTGATCGGCTCCATCCAATCCTCGTCCGCGGCATGCTTGAGGACGGCGGATATGGCAGTGAGGTCGCGGCGCAGCGTGGCGATGCTCGCGCCTTGGATCCGGCGGGCTTTCTGAAGCTCTCGCAGCTTGGCCATGTCGATCAGGTGGACGTCGAGGCTGCCGATCAGGGGCCAGCACTGCTTGAGGCTGACGAGGTATCGCTTGACCGTCTTGGGTGAGAGCGTCCCGGAGCAGTGGCGCTCCCAGCTATCGGCCGCGGCGGCGAATGTCCTGGGACCGGCGATCCCGAAGCGGACCTCATTCTCAACCTGGCGCTTGAAGGCTTCTAGGCGGCGTTCCGCTTCGGCCCGAACAGACGTGTGTAGACTTCTTCGATACTCACATCCTCGGACCTTGAAGCGCGCTTGCCACGTCCCGTCCCGGAGATAGAGGTTTTTCGGCATTGCGTCCTCTTAACGGTTCGCACCCATCGGCGCAGTTCGGCAACATCGAACGTCCATCGGCCGGCAGGCTTCCCTGCTCCAGGGATGCCACCCGCCGCCGCATGAGCCTGCAACGTGCGCTTGGGAATGCCCGCGATCAAGCTGGCCTGGGCGATGTTCACGCGCTCCGGGCTCACGGTTGCGCCCCTCCTTCAGCGTCTGTCGGGTGTGGGGTGGGGCGGGCGAGGCGGCGGGCAGCGCGCCCCGCATCACTTATGACGAACCAGTCGTCACCCGGCTCGCAACACTCGCTATATTCCCCTTCATGGACTTCGGGGTCGAAGGGCACCTTATTCACCAGCCCGCAGGACAGGGCGTCACGCGCTATCAGATCGCCTATCTCAACTTCGAACTGGCCATCACAGAATGCTTCGAACAGGTGATCGAACATTAGCGCCCCGAAGCGCGCTACACCCTCCAACTCCTTCACCCGCTGCTTGAGGGCGGCGTTCTCCTGGGCCAAAGCTGTGAGGCGTTCGGCTGCGCGTCCGACGAGGTTGCAAGGAAGGACCTCACCCAGAATCTCCACGCCTTGCGTCACAAATTGGCGCCTGTCATCGCGCCGCAACTCCCGCACTAGCTCTTGGTCGTCGTTTGCTAGCGCCCGCGCCGCTTCCTCCTCCGGCGTTCTGTCCGAGGCTGCTGTCTGGTTGGTCATGGCTTCCTCACAGGCTGATGACGACGCCGTAGCCGCGTGCCTTGAGAGCGTCGGGCGCTTCGGCAACACCGTGCGGCGTCCCGTCGAACTCGCCCTGCTCCGGGTCTTGATCGTGGTTACAGACCGCAACCATGGTGCGGGGCGGCATCTTGCGGAGCAGGGCGATTAGCTTCTGCACGGTCATCACCCCTCACCTCCGATCATTGCTGCATGGGCGAGGAGTTTGTCTGCTGTCGGCGCGGTCATGCCAGCACGTCCGTGTTGAGGCCGTGCGTCTCCGCGAAGTCGCGGCAGCGGGCTTTGAACTCGGAGAGGGGGAGGTTCCCCTTGGCGCAGGCGTCGTGGACGCTTTGGAAGTCGCGGAGGATTGTGCACTCCGCATCCGTTTCGGCCCCAAGCAGGCGCGCCAGCCTGCTGCCACCCTTTTCATCTGTGTGGCGTGGAGCATCGCCCTCCAGCGACGTGTCGTAGTCATCATCAGGGATCGAATGCCCCAACGCGCACTTGCAGCCATTTGCGCCACGGTAGAGGCAGTCACCAAACGCGTTTGCCGAATACCCGCCCTGGGCGAGGACACCTGACACGCCAGCGTCGAAGATCTGCTGGAGGTTCATGCTGCCTGCCTTTCGCTGGGCTCGGACCAGACGACGCCATGCCGAGCGCCGTACTCCTCGATCAGGTGCATCAGGTCGCCCATCTGCTCCTTGGTGAGGCGCGACGACCGGAACCCGACGGGCACCATTCCCCGGCCGTCCAGCGCCATCTCGAACCGCTGGGCATGATCCAGGGAGTGAAGGAACAACGCCTTCCACACCTCCGGGGTCAGCTCGCGCCCTTCCGGCTTCGACCGGCTCACATCACTCAATAAGGCCCACATGCGGGCGTTCTGGTCGAGCGTCCGCGTGGCGGGGCGGATGTTGACCACCGCCCCCGGAGGAGCCGCGTCGATCAGCCGCTTGGCCAATTCCCTCTGCGATAATCCGACAAGGCGGATGGTCTGTCCGGTCATGGTCGCTCCTCCAGTTTGGCCCGGTGGGGGCTTTCCTTCGTGAAAGCTTCCGCCAGGCGCTTCATGTCGATGCCGTGCCGCTCCTCGAATGCCCGCTCGCCAATCTGGTGCTGTTCGGCATGGTGATCCCGGCACAGGCTGATGCAGAAGCGGTCACTGGGCTTCACACCCATGCCCCCGTCAGTGCCGGACCGAACATGGGCGCATTCCACCGCCGTGAACGTGCCGCAGACCGAGCATGCATGGCGCCTGATCCACGCACGGTGGGCCGGACACCGACGCTGCTTGTCGGCCTTGGACTTGGAAGGCTTGCGGGCGGGCAGCATCAGAACGGAATGTCATCATCGATGCCGGCCGGCTGGCTTTGCTGCTGCCGCGGCTGTCCCTCCCCCTTGGCGGACATGAAACAGTCCACGTCGGCCGCGCGCACCTCGTATTGAGGCTTGCCGTTATACTCGCCAATCAGCAGCTCGCCGGTCGCCGTGAGCTTGTCACCCTTGCGAATGTAGCCTGCCAGTTTCTCGCCTCGAGCGCCCCAGATGGACACCCGGAACCAGTTGGTCTGCTTCCGATCGCCCCAGCCCTGATCAACCGCGAGGTTGAAGCTGGTGACGCTGTTGCTGTTGGTCTGGCGGGTCTCAGCGTCACCGCCGACCCTGCCCGTAAGGGTGATGAACTGCACTATGCTGCCTCTCTTTGTTGTTCGGGGTCGTAAGCAGCACGAAGCTTGCTCACCGTCTCATCGACTTCCGCCAGGAACTTGGAGACCTCGGCCTCCAGCTCTGCGATCAGGGCGTCATCCCGTTCGATCCTCTGAACGAACAGGCGCATCGGCTCCGGGAATGCGGGGTGGTAGCTGATGTAATCGCACCACTTGCGTTCCGGCATGCAGGCGAACTGCCACATGATCTGGGTGACGTACTTGGCCGGGACCGTCCTGCTCAGAAGGGTCTCAAGATGAGCAGGGGGCTGGGGACACTTTGCCTCCACGAGCCCGTCCGAGCCGACCAATCGATCAGGGGATGCACCCGCCATGGGAATGGTGGGATGCTCGACAAAGCCGATCTGTGTCAGGCCGCACAGGTTTTGCTCGGCATAGGCGTCACAGGCCGCGGCTTCGTTCTCAACGCCCCACAGCATGGCGGACGTCTGGAATATCTCCCGAGGAACGCCGGTCATCCTCTCAAGGACCAGATCAGCCTTGTAGGATGCCCGCGAGGCAGAGGGGCCGCTCTTGGTCTTGGCGATGATGTCCGCCACCTTGGAGGCGGTCACACGGCCACAGCGGAGTGCCTTCCACTGGGGTGAACCCTGCTCAATGTTGGCGAGGGCGTCGGCGTTGGTCATGCCAGCACGTCCGTTTTGAGGCCGTGCCGCTTGGCAAACCTACGGCAGTAGGCTTTGAACTTGGAGAGGGGGAGGCCACGGCGGGCGCAGAAGTCGTGGATGATCTGGAAGTCGCGGAGGATTGTGCACTCCGCCTCGGATTCGGCCCCAAGCAGGCGTGCCAGCAGAACCTCGTTGCCGAGCGATGCAGAGAAGCGTGGAGCATCGCCCTCCAGCGACGGGTCATAGCCATCATCAGGGATCGAGTGCCCCAGCGCGCACTTGCAGCCGTTCGGGCCACGGTAGAGGCAGCCGTGACCGCCCGCATCGTAGGAATACCCGCCTTGGGCCAGAATGCCCGCGACTCCCGTGTCGAATATCTGCTGGAGGTTCACTGCACCGCCTCCCTGCCCAGCTCCTGAAGCCGGGCGATGCACTTGCCCGCCTGCTCCTGGTTGAGGTCCTTGAGGCTCGCCACCTTGTAGCCCGCGCAAATCTCCTGAAGTGTCTTGCCTGCCGTTGGGGCGAGCGTCTGGATCAGGGTACGCTGCTCGTCGGTGATCGGCTGAACCGGCAGAGGATCCGCGCGGGGAGTCGGTCGCGCGGCGGCATTGCCGTCATCATCCTCTGCCGGAACCCCGAAGGCCGTCATTAGACCATAGCGTCTGGCGTACGTTAAGGCCGATCCGAAAGCTTGCGCGTCCTGCTTGTTTGCAGGGACGAACAGCGTTCCAAGGCTCTCCTTCTCGCCGCTCGCATGGTGCAGCACGGTCTCGACGCTCACCCCGTTCGGGGCTGGCTGGCACCGCTGCGTGAAGAACAGGCGGTGCTTGATGAGCGCCGGCTTGATCGCGTCGATCACCGCGCCGAGGTCCGCATACTTGCTCTTGAAGTGCGGGTTGTTCGCGGACTTCGTGGCCGCTTCGATCTCGGCAAAGGCCGTCGCCATTGCGCCGTGAAGGGGCGATCCGGTTGGGTTGGTCTCCGCATTCATCGTGAATTGCTGCCGGGCGCTTGTTGGGCAGCCCGGCCCTCCTTGGGGATGGTGGGATCGGCAATGATCTGGCGCAGCGCGTCAGTGCGGCCGAAGCGAGGTCCGTTGCCGAGGATGTCGTCACACAGGGCAGCGATGGCGCGGGCCCGGAGTGCGTTCGGATTGGTGGGGGGCAGGTTCACGCGGCGATCCGCCCAGGCGCAAGATGCTCGACCTCGACCAGCGGCACGGCAGGAGCCGTCACAAGGCCTTCAAGCGGAACGGTGGTGAACTGTGAGGCGAGGTCGATCTCGGGATGCTGCGCCACTCGGTACATGCGATTGAGAGCATCCAGCGACTTCTGCGCGGCCTCCGTGCCCTCTGCCTGCTCCTTGCAGAGGAGGAACCAGGCCCAGGAGTTCATCATGGGGCGGCCGGGATAGACCTTGCCGAGCAGGGTGGTGGTGCGGGTCATGCCAGCACGTCCGTGTTGAGGCCGTGCGTCTCCGCGAAGTCGCGGCAGCGGGCTTTGAACTCGGAGAGGGGCTCGCCACGGCGGGCGCATGCGTCGTGGATGGACTGGAAATCGCGGAGGATTGTGCAGTCCTCGGCTGTCTCAGCCCCAAGCAGGGGTGCTAGTTGATTACGAAGGCGTGGACGTCGGCCCTCCAGCGACGGGTCATAGTCCTCATCCCTGATCGAATGTCCCAGCGCGCATTTGCAGCCGTGGGGGCCGCGATAGAAGCAGCCACCATTGGCATCATTGTAGGAATAACCGCCCTGAGCGAGAACGCCGGCCACACCAGCGTCGAATATCTGCTGAAGGTTCACGACAGCACCGCCACGACGACAGCGGCGAATCCGCCAAGGATCGCCCATGCAGCGACCGTCAGGACGGCCCATGCACGCGCCTTCTGACCCGGCGTGAGTTCATCGAACCCCGCTGCGTCACGATCACCCGTGATGCGGGACAGCTCAGACGGCGGAATCGGGCGGACAGTGCCGCGACGATAGCCGGGGTTTGGCGTCCAGGGGTTGGCGGCATGGGAGCCAAGTGCCCCGCCTGCCCGATCAATGGTCCCGTTGTGTGCCACTGCAAGTCTCCACCGGCTTGGTGCCGATGGATGCCTTGTGGGGGATATTTCCCCCGGTGTCAACAGGGGCGGGGGAAATTTCTTTTACACACCTATGAGGCGCGGCTTACCAGGCAGGGGCATTCAGGCTTACTCGTCGGCAGAAACAAGAGAGGCCACCCGAAGGCGGCCTCTCTGAACACAACAGCTTCACTAGCTTGTTATCGCTCGGTGTGAAGCTGGCTACCCTTTTACAGGTAGTCTCCAAGCCCGATGCCGAAGCAGAGCGGGAACGGCTTTCATATACCGCACTACAAGTATTTTGTCAATGTGGAGAAGCCCAATCCGCAGAGTACAGCGGCCCGAATACTCGCCAACTGAGCCTTGCTTACCTGCCCCGTACGCCACCTTCTAGCACCCCCGCGCTGGTAAGGCTCTTTGAATCGATCAAGACGGTCGAGTGACACGGATGAAACCATATCGCACTTCGCCCACATCACCGCAGCGTGGAACGGTTCAGGGAGTACGGACGTCATGTCCAGGCGGCAATGGTAATCCAGCAATGGGGAGGGCTCTGTCGTACTTAGCGGCACAACTGTTACCAGCTTGGCTCGATTGCGGAGACGCGGGCCAATCACGACAGCCGGTCGTGATTTTCGCATCTCGGGTTCGATGACTTGGTCCCCATACCGACAGACCACGATCTCACCAGCTGAGGGGTAGTACAGGAGCCCCATTACGATCCCAATACGCCGTCGCCGGAAAGCCGGGGGCCGCCTCTACTCTGCACCACGCGGCATGACGAAGAGGACGCGGGATGCCCACAGCACCTCCACATTCTCCATATCGGGGGCGTTTAGGGAGCGAAGTGTGAAGCGTCCCGCCTCCGTCCCCCGCGTAAGGATCTTCAAGTAGGTCCCGCCATCAGCAGTCCGAACGGCGCAATACGAGCCGAACGCGCGGTCATCGATGTGGCCATCATTCATTGGCGCACGGACGTAGACAATCTCCCCAGCCTCATACTTTGGGAGCATCGAGGAGCCAGAAACCTCGAGAGCCATAAGCCGGCCCTGCACTAGTGGTGGCCTCGGCACTGTTGGAATCTCTGAAGTAAGCTCCGCATCTGGATCCAAGGAGAACAAGACCTCACCGCCAGCGCCGATCTTGCCAAGAACTGGAACGCGCAAGCCCGCACCAGTAAGGGCATCGACCGGCAGCTCTAGTGCCTCTGCAACCTTGCGCAACGTCCCGATGCCGGGATTGTCTACCCGCGTCAGAAGATCGCGGACGGCGGACTCACTTAGGTTGGCTGCGGTCGAGAGACTGCGCCGACTGAAGCCTTTCAGCTTCATCTCGCGCTCGATCGTTTCCCGAATTGCAGCGATATCCGTCATGGGGGAAATATCGCACGGCACCCTGCCATAGCGGGACTCACGAAATATCCCGCACTGCCCACTTGCGCTTGGGGGAAATATCCCCCATAAAGCTGGCATGGTTTCACTGTCCGACATGATCGCCGCGTTCATCGCCGATCACCAAATGTCTGAACGCAGGTTCGGCGAACTGGCGCTGAATGACAAGAATTTCGTCATGGACCTACGGGCCGGGAGAAGTCCCAGCCTGAAGACTGTCGCTAGAGTGCAGCACTTCATTGCGTCTTATCGACCCGACGCACCGCAGGACGCAGCCGCATGATGCCGGAAGTCCTCTTTCTCGCCGGCGTCCTCGCCGTCCTCTGCGCCATCGGCCTGATCTCCGACGTGATCGGCCTGGTGCTTCTTCGTCATCGTTCGCGCCGCCTGCCTGACGACACCCTTGGCCACCGGCCCGAAGGCGATTGGCCGGCGCTTCCCGCTGATCTGTCCCGTTTCCATGCCAGGGGTTCTGACCGATGAGCGGCAAGGCAATCCACCGCCCTTACAGAAGCATCTCCGATACTTCTCTGGTCGAGGCGATGGGCCGCGCCCTTTCCCTGATCAAGGAAGAGGACGGCCTGACCGACGCTGACCTTGGCCGTGAACTCGGTAAGGCGGGCGAGGACAGCGGACGCGCCTATCGGACCGGCTTTGCCACCATGAACGCGGTGTCCTTCATCCGTGGCTGTCAGAGCTGGAACGGACGCTTTGCCGACGAGGTGTTCTCGCTCATCGGCATGAAGCTGACGCCCCTGGACTGCGGGGAGCCGCTTGGCCGCTCGTCCGCCACGGCTCTGACGCGGCTGCTTCTCCAGGTCTCTGTCGCGCTTGAGGATGGCAACATCACCGACGCCGAGCTGGTGGCGATGCGCCGCGAACTCGACGAGGCGGGCAGGGCGATCGACTCCATGCGCGAGCGGCTTGGGCCGCGGGATGCTGCGGGGGCTGGTCGGTGACATGGCTCTACGTCCCGTCAACGTGCTGTCCCTCT